TTACTGAAGAATCTTGCAATAAGTGTCACTCTGTCTCTCCTTGTTCTTGGGTCAAAGAGTAGGTCCACCTTTTGCTGCTCCTCAACAGAAGTAATCCTTGGGGTATTAAAAGAACTGCTAAGTGCCTCATCAAGCTGTTCAGTAGCCTCACTACTTCTCAACTCCTTAATAAAATCATTGAGTTCACTACCTAATGGAATATCCTCAATAGACTTATTATTCTTTTCCTGCCACAGTCCAACCAAGTTAAGTATTGATTGCTCTGTCTCATTAGGAAACTTCTTAGCTAATTCTCTAATTTCTGGTGTTATAATTAAACAACTCATATAATTAAAAGTATTATTTGTGCAAAGGTAAGGAATTTAATTGTAATACACAAGGTATTATGGGAAAAAGTTAAGGAGGAATAAGTGATTAACTTACTCCTCCTTATAGGATTACTCAACAATGTACTTAACACCATTGAATATGAGCCATTTGATAGTCAAGATATTGACTGGTCTAATACCTGACTCTTTATCAGTCTTAGTAATATCCATATCTACACAATCATATCTGCCATCTCTTGATTCAAATTGAATCTTATAGCCTCTAAGAACTCTATCTTCACCTTCTTCATAAGGAAGTACAGGGTTATTAACCAGCTCAGTAATAAGATTCTTTGCTGCATTTGCAACACCTTTCTTATTGTTCTTAACTGTGTCAATACTATTTGAGAACTGCTCTACAATAGCATCAATCTCTTCCTGTAACTTCCTCTTACTCTTAGGCTTATCCTGCTTCTTGAAGCATACAGTAAATACTTGACCAGAATGAATGTTCTCCCAAATACTTCTAATACCGAGAGTACCATCCTTCTTATCTTCCTTAGTCACCTTTACCTCCTCATTATACAAGTCAGCAGAATGAGTGTAGTTTCTCAGATAACTAACTCCAATTTGTACCTCTTCTCCACTTTCAAAGTGTTTGAGCCAAGCATTAGAGCCAGATACTCTATTTACTATATAGTGAGAACTCTCACTAATAACTGACCCTTCTTTTAGTTGATTAACTTTTTCTATCATATTATCCAAATATTTTGTTAAACAATCCTTTCTTCTTTGTTCCAGACAACTTCTCAAGCTTAGACTGGGCCTCATTTATAGTAGCCATGAGTTCAGCAATCTTCTCCTCTTTAGACTTGCTAAGTTCAGCTATCCTGTCTTGAAGAGCCTTAATATCATCATCCTTAGATTCAGTGATGTCTTTAATAGCCTTTTCATACTTATCTATAAGAAGCTTATTGTCCTCCTTGAGTCTGTTTATTGTATTAGAGTACCTCTCTTTAACACTCTTTTCTACTGAATCTTCAAGCCTATGATATGCCTCTTCAGACTCTTTATAGTCAGCAATAGCCTTATCTATATCCTTCTTATAATGTGCTTCTACTTTAGCTTTTACATCCTCAAAGCCAATATATTGAGAAGAAGAATACTTCCTTGTATCAGAGTCATAAGGCATATTGTCAAACTTAATACTTGACCTTAAAACATTATCTATACTACTATGTATAGCAAGATTTGACTGCATTGAGTACCTAGGGAAGTCCCTAAAATCATTCCTATCCTTAGCTACCTCAATTAGTTGTACAATGGCAGAATGGATTCTCTCATAATCAACTCTAGGATAAACATATTGAGTTGTCAATATAACTCTTGATTTATCTTTAAGACCTTTAAGGGTCTCTTTGAGTTCTTTTACTTCCTCTTCTGCTTTCTTTTTATTTTCTCTGAGCATATCATACTCAGAGCTATCTAGAGTTACTGTTGCCATATCAAATAAGTTTTGAAATGTTATCCATGAATGTCTCAGTCTCTTTCTTAGTAGTACTGATAGTTTCAATCTCACTCTGCAAAGATGCTATTTGAGCCTCTTTCTTAATCTCCTGTTCCATTTGAGAATGGAGATTACTTGCATTTTCATGTGCTACTTTGAACTGCTCCTTAATCTTGCCTAACTGTTCTGCAAATGAAGGAGTAGTAACTTTTGTTTTTTGTTATCAATCCCATAATGTTAAGTTTTTAAATATAACCTCTTTTAACAAACTCTTCATGCAATGGCTTAGCCAACTCTTGTGCTTGAGGGTGAGCACTTCCAGCATCTCTCAATTCAAAGAAGTGCTTCCAATCAGACACAAAGCCAGTCACAACCAATTCTGTCTTTAAGGCATTAGGTAATACTGCTCTTGCTTGCTGTGGAGTCCAAGGATTTCCTTTGAATCCTGTAACATATCTCCTATCAGTAACTCTGTTTTCCCAAGCACTCATTAACCTGAGATATGCCTTTTCGGCATTATCTAAAGCTTGAATATAATCATGCACCTCTACACAATTGCTTTCTTTATTAGACCAAGCTTTAGGGTTTACAGATTCTCCAAATATATTTTCCTCTGTAACTCCAACTCTATAGTTTATTCCATCATGCCAATATGCCTTTCCCTCTGGTATATCTAACCAACAAGGAATAATGAAGGTAATTTCATTACCAAACTTATCCTTAGAGTAGTTACAATACCTTGTACTTTCCTGAGCAAAAGACATTACTCTGTGTCTTACAAACTCATGTGATACACCTCTATCACATACAAAGTGAACAGTGATTCTCTTCTCATGGAACTCTGTAGGTTCACAGATGTACTGTAAGTCATCAAGCCAACCATTCTCTATTAATACTCTATAGTTAGTAGTAACATAGAAATGGTCTAAACTTCCCTCAACTACTTTACTATATTTGTTATAGAGATACTTAGTTATATCTGTTCTATCTATTCCCTTTATATGTAAATATACAGTACCATGCTCCAACATAGCTCCATGACCTGACTTTACCATTCTTTCAACAAATGGTTTAGCAGAATCTTCTGTTATCTTATCTTCTGATTTGTAACAGACTCTACCCACTTTCTCAATCTGTTTATAAACTCCTTCAAGACCAGCAGGCTGATTCCATATTTCAAAACTTGGTTTAATTAGCTTCATTGCAGAACTCTTTTAATTCTTGAACACCTAACAGACCACTATGCCTTTTTACAACATTTCCTTCATCATCTACTAAGATGAGGGTAGGTACTGTTCTTATCTCATACTTGGCTATAACATCATAGCCCTCTACAGATTGGACATCTATACTTTCATGTGGAATACCTGCAAGCTGGAGATTACTCTCCAGTGTCTTGCAAGGTCCACAAGTTCTTGAATAAATCTTTAATACTTTCATTATACTTCTTTAAGTTTAGTATGTTCACCATAATCTTCACACCAACACTCAGCATTATCAGTTATGTCATCTACATACTCATTAGTATTAGCATTTACCCATGCCTGTACCTGAATATTGGGGCTACCACATTCACTGCAAACATATCTATGGCTAAGACTATTGGGGATGTATAAAACAGTTCCCATTGAGTTCTTATGTATATCTACATCAGGAAATGCTTTATGAAAGGCTTGCAGGTTAAAAGGTCTTACAATGAGGTGAATACCTTGTTTAGTAGGTATTTGGGCATAGATATAGTCATATCCTACCTCTTTTAGTGCCTCTACTGAAATATCAGAACCTTTCTTTTTCCAAGCCTCTGCATATAACTCAAAGAGTTTACCTGCAATAGCATTCATCATAGATACATCATCTATATCAACTACCCATTTAGGATTCCTTGACTTCAATTCCCCTGCTGCACTATTGAGTATTCTTCTTGGGTCTCTTACAGTACCATTCAGATTATACTCTGCCAATTTAGCAAGTAACAAGTCTTGCAGATTCCTGAAATCCTTTCCAGCTACATTGATATAAGCTCTTGCACCATAATGTTCACAGAGGAATATTACCTCTTCTTTCACTCTATCAAGATGCTCTCTACTTCTAATAAAGTAAGTTTTGATTGCACTCTCCTTCACTTTCTTATTCTCACCTTTATGGTCTTTGGCTCTTTAAACAATCTGTAAATGAAAGAACATATCATTTGCTTCATTGAAATAGAACAAGGATTTTATTAATTCAAAATTGTCTATCATAACTATGCTTTTGCTAATTCATAAGTAAAGGCTTCTCTGTAAGTCTCACCAGTGTTCTCATGAACCCAAGTCTTGCCTGTATAGTACCCACAGTAACTTTTCTCATTACCTCTATGGTATCTTCTCCAAGCATCCTTTTTACCTCTTAACTTTCCTTCAATGAAGTCCTTAGCCTCTTTTCTTGTTTTAAAAGGGGTAACATTAATTACTACTTCTTCAGCTTCAAGGTCTCCTTTTCTATAAGTAGGTCTACAATGCCATTCCTTAACTTTATACATAATTTTCTTTACTCTAATATTACCTCAAAATCATCAACATCCCAATCACTCAAATCTTTCACATTCTTATCATAGTCCTCATTAAATAAGTCATCATTGCTAAGAATAATTCCAGCACTTTGAGGAAGTGTAATTTGCTCTAAAACTGCCTTCTTCAAGTCACAATTAGAATAGTCTATGTCTTCAAAATGTTCACCATCTTCATCTTTACCAGAGTCAATGATTTCATAGTCAGAGACTTTAATCTTTACAGTCTTACTAAGAGTAACACTTATTGTAACTTCTATTTCCTTTTCAGAAGGCTCTACTTCATTATAAGGTGCCCTAGGGTCATGTTCAGCCCCCATAGGATAATAACCACTTTCTTTCATGTTCTTTTCTTTTTCTTGTTAGTATCTAAATTATTTTCCTTAATGAGTCTTCGAGCAATTACACATTCAAGATTCTTAGGTATGCTGATATGCCTTCCCTTATCATTCACATAGATAGCATGGTCTCCATTATGTCTGCTATAATAGAAACCATTGAACTCTACTATCTTTATGAACTCTCTTGATGTATATTGCCTCATACTATACTTTCAGAATGTCTTTATACTTCTCATAAGTCTTCCTTATGACCTCTTCCCCTATAGGATTAGGTCTCTTTGAGTCCCTCTCTATACAGTCTTGAAGAGGTATAAAGAAGTCCTTAAATTCCAATTCATACTTAAAGTTACCTTGAGGGCTTAATATATTTTCTTTTCTTAGCTCTTCTACTGTTTGATTATGTGCTTCTATATATGGTTTATAGAACTCTATCTCTTTAGGATTAAGATTCATATTATCAATAACAATATCATAACCCATCTTCATAGATGTTTCAATAAACTGTCTTTTCAAAGCATGTACTAACAGTTCTCTACTGGGAACCCAATACTTACCTAACATATTTCTGATGTCATCATTATTGAATCTTACTCTATGTTCAGGGTCTTCAAGTACCCATTGTTTAGCCCAAGTAGTCTTACCACTACCTTGTATTCCTCTACACAAAATTATCTTAGGCATCTTCTACATCTCCTCCTAATTGCTTAATTCTATCCTTAATATACCAAATAGCTTTCTTCAAGTCCTCAACTTCCTTCTGATTGTCAGAGAGAGAAGCATCTTTCTTGAGTCCAGCCCTCCACAGATACTTGATTGCATTTCCAATAGCAAAGCAATAATGCCTTGTAATTTCAATACACTCAACACCACTTGGATGGGAAGTATAATGCTCAGGATGATTAACATTGTCCACTCTTGTTTCCATCTTTCCAATCTATGAGTTTAACAAATTTGTCAAAGAAATCTTTCTTCTCTCTGACATACAAATGTTTACTGTCATAATCCTGATAGATTAGTGCATCAAACCACTGTCCAGTTGTAGGACATTTCATCCTACAACTCCACAGTGGTAAATAATGATGACCATTCTTAGGATATACATACAATTGCTCTCTTAACTCTTCTCCTTTAAGTTTTATAGCATACCATGCTCCAATAAAAAGCACTGCCAGTATTGCTATAAAGACTAATATTCTCCATGTTTCCATATCAATGTACACAATGGTTCTTCAAATTCTTAACTAAAAGCTCCAATTCTTCTATAGTAGCATCTGATTTTATCCTATTAGCTTTATTACTTATTATCCAAACATTACCCTTAACATATCCTAACTTAGGAATTATCTTATCAAGTGATGGAGAGTCATTATATAATTTACCTTCTCCAATATGCTTGTTAAGTTTAATTCCAAGCAGAGGACAATATTCAGGTATTGAAATATCTGTATAATCTATATCAAAAGGAATACCTTGAGATAATGCTCTTCTCTTGGCACTTCTAATAATGTACTTCTTATAAGCATCTTCATTATTTTGAAGTCTAAGTAGGTCTGTTTGTTTTTCTCTTTCTCTCAAGCCAGCTACTGTATTTCTTCTCTCAATCCTCCTTAATCTCCTTCTTTCTCTTGCTTCAGGAGTATTATGCAAGTTTCTGTCACATTCTTTACAAATGCTTCTTCTACCATACATCCCTGTACCTTTTGAATATGCTTCAAGAGGTAAATCTCTGCCACATATAGAGCAAACCTTTGTTTGATTTGGTCCTGCTATTTGTCTTACTCTCATATCTTTTTTTTTTGCAAAGATACAAATAATAATTCAAATATGCAAGACCAAAAACAAATTACTTAGGGTTCAATGAATCCAACACGAACCAATTTCTGGTACAGCTTTGATAGTTACTTTCTTACAGAAGATTGCTGCTGCATATTCCATACACTCACTTAACTTCTTAGCTTCCTGCTCTGCAATTTCCTCAGGTGGTTCTATCAGATACTCATCATGTACATCATTAGGAATGAGGACTTTGAATATAAGACCATCATTAACCAAATGATTAAAGTATCTAATACCTGCTATCTTAGTCATTGCAGCAGCAGTACCTTGAGAAGGATAATTACATGACTGATTATCAGAAGCACTCTTTCTCTTCCATAA